ATAAATACAAGTACGGAGCAAAAGAAATAAATTTAAACACGGTCTCAAATAGCCGTAATGATGGTTTTCTACCTCTTGGATAATATACTAAATTTAGTAAAGATCTGAGATCCTTAGGAAATTGTTTAATTGTATCATGGTACTCTTCGCGTTTAACTTGCCGTAAGGCATTAAACAAGGAGAATCTACCCATAATCGATTCACGTTGTATAGATGAAAATAGGAACGCTATTGCTCCTCTTAAATGTTGGACATCAGTGTTTTTCAATCTAAAATACGCACCGTGCAATCCGATACAACACCATAAACCAACAAAACTATTAAATCTTTCAGATTTAGGAAGTTTTTGGATTATTTGAACCACACTACCTAATGTCGTACAATGTCCAATAAGGAACAAGTTCGCAAGTAGTGCACCAATATAACTTCGGTTTCTTATAGTTTGAAGTATTAATCCCGCTCCTAATGGAGTAAAATCTAAATTTAAACCTTTGTAAGTTTTTGCAAACCCAGCGAAATCTTGCGAGATCACAGATTTATTTAAATTGATACTGACACCAAGAGAAGTCATAATATCCAAATAAGATTCGGCAACGATATCATTACGAATAACAATATCATCACCTAGCAGTGCATAATCTGAGAAATTAGAAATTCCTCGTCTTAATGCTGCTGCACGTACAATTACATGATGAGTTAATGCTAGCATTGCCCAAGAGCTTAACGCTCCCATTGGTTGCCCGACTGAATATTTACAATAGGAACTTTTAAATTCCCATTCAATATCAAGCAGTGAACTCCAAATATTACCAAGGTTCGGAATAAGTTCATTAAGAACTTGAACCTGAAGTTTTATCGGTAGTCGATCTGTAGCGGCTGATGAATCGTAGCAATAATAAGTACCAGAACCTTTTATAATAAGGTCCTTGATAGGCTTATGTTGATCAAATGTACCATCCGCAGGTATCGTTTTTTTAGGATATCAAACACCATGTCGTGAACACGTTTAAGGACAAGTTGATAAAAGTAGTTCGTCATTGCGACGAATCTAGCTTTACCCGCTTGATCATATACAACGGATAAACGACCATTAGGCAAATCAACTCTATTTAATTTTAGAATTAAATAAGCTGGAGCCATTATTACAACTAAGAATATTATATGTAGGAATAAAAGCCATCCACGCACTGTATTGGGACAGAGTTGTAAAACTCTTAACAATCCAGTAGGTCTATCTATTAAAGCAAAGATATCTAATATCGATGCAGCAGTAGACTTTACCGCTAGTGGAGATGCCGTCTCTAAAATTATAAATTTTAGATCCCCTAACTTATAACTTCGAGGTTTAACTAATTCTCTAAGTGCAAAACGCACAAGATTAAAGTCTAACGTTTGAGTTATTCCAGAGAAACTATCTGTGATAGTACTTCTTGATAATTTTGGCTTAGTAGGGAACACCCGATGTATACTAATTATGGTAAGTATTACTCTTACGATTAATAAATCACCCGCTAATATTAATGATCTTAATTTAACAGGTAAAATACTAGGTAAGTTATCAGGGGCTAAGGATACAAGTATTTTCATACTTTTAACCTCATTACCACTTAATCGTCTTATAATTAATCTGTTAACTTCCTTTAAATAAAGGAAAGTGAAATTAAATCCACTTTTGTTAACTAGTTTAAGAATTCGATTTTTAAGGATTGTTAACTCTACTCTATGCTCAGCCAAGTTAAAGATAAGGATGATCAAATTAAAGAATCGATCGAATTCATTTATTCGAATCCATGCTTTATTAGATAATCTTGCCCTTCTTTGTTTGTAGAACATGTTATAAATGAATGAAAATTTGTTTGTAACTATTTTTATAATAAAGGGGGTCCATCTTAAAGCTTACTCTATGTACATGTTAATGAGGTGTTAGCACATCAACACAAGTGAAGTTCTACTTCCACAAGATTGTCGCTCTAAGATAACATTGAATCTTCACAATGATAGCGCTACAGCCATATCAATATTTGACATGATATTTGGCCCGACTTGACGTCACCACTAAAGATGATCGAGGTCTGTATGGAGTACTGCGCGTGACTTAACCTAACTCTACATTGCTGCGAGGGGAGGTCAGTGTCTGTTAGCAAATTG